CGGTTTCACAATGTAAAACTTGTATAAGTCAATTGCCATTAGAAATTGCCTCCGTAAGCTCGCAGCAGGTCAAAAGTGGCTGCCACATCCCGGCTCGGACTGCCTCCGCCCTGCACGTTCAGGTTGTAGGTGTTGCCGCCTTTTTGCCCCCGTGACGTGGTATTGACCGCCCGGCTCAATACGTCTGCCAACCGCTCGTAATCGATCTCGCTGCCGCCTGACTTACCGTCCACGATAGCGCGCGCCAGTGCCCGTTCTGCCTCCGCTCTGCTCAAAATGTAGCCGTCACTGGAAGGAATAAACATCTCTCCGCGATAGCCGTACTCCTGCCAGCCGTACGGATTGCCAGCGTAAACGTTGCCGCCTACGGCATTAGTCATTCCTTTTGAAGGAAGGTAGGAAACTGTTCCGTATTTTGTAGGTGGACTGTAATCATCAACTGCACTGGTATCGAGATCCAATTCCACAGTCAGCGGTTTGGGTTTGAACTTGCGATTTTCGAGATCATCGAGTTTTGCAGATACATCTTCGGCGTTTGTGGTGACTTCGAGATTCTTACCTTCCGGCAGATTCTCTATATTTGTCGCAAGGTCTTCAACCAACAGATTGTATTGTCGTTGAGTGATTGTGCCGTCTGCTAACATCTGTCTATAAACATTCACCTGTTCGGTCGCAGCAACTGTCTTTTGGTCGACAAGCCCCATCGCATAAGCCAAACCCAGTGCACCTTCTTCGGACAACCCTTCAGACGCTATCTTGAATAACAATGATTCAGAATAAGCCCGCATTGCCGCGGCTGCGTTGTTGGTTGCGGCGGCGACTTCTTCGGATGCTCCCGCTAAATCTTCTGCCGCAATACCCGCCTCATGCATGGCGGTGTAATATTCGATAACAGCTTGTGATCCGGTAAAAAAGACGTCGCTGCCAAACTGGTCATAAAGGGCAATAATATGCGAACCGAGCTCGTCAGCCTCTTCATTCATTCCCGACATTACGTATCGCATTATGTCCCACTCGGCACGGACATCAGCCCAGGGTAACAATGCTAAAGCAGCGTTAGCCGTTGCGGTTGCCATACCCTCAGAGCCGTCTATGATATCAGTCAATCCCTCAACAATAGGTGTAATGATAGGCAACAGCCCTTGCGCGAGTTCGTTTTTCAGGTTAGCGGTTGCCGCTTCAAAACGGTTGAACGCCCCGATGGATTGATCCGCTGCACTTCCAACTCTTTCAATCTGTTCTTCGGCTTGTTGCAGGAATGCTTCGGTAAAGGCTTCTTCAGCACTCATGCCAGCCTCTTTAAGCGATTCGACCTTTTCCTTGAATCCATCAACGCTTACACCCAACGCGTCAAACCTCATCGTGGTTTGGTTTGTGAGCGTAAGAACCAATTGGTTCATGTTCATGTTGAGTGCGCCAGCTACAGTTGAGAGCCGTACCACCTCATCGTGAGACTTTGCCAATCCAAGCGCCATGAAGTCGCCTGCTGAAGCAACAAGCTCCGCATCGCTAACCATTCCGCTGGTTGCTGTTCTGAGATCGCCCAACAAGGCATCTGAAACGGTACCGATGGATTCTGCAAGATTGTCAAATCTCGTCCGTGCATATTCAAGGTCTGCACCTTCTTTTGCTGTTTGATAGACCTCTTTCAATGCGGCACCGACGGCAATCACCGCACCACCAACCAATGCGGCAGTTACCATCACACTGTTCAAAGAATCACCAAAGCCAGTGATACCGCCCTTTGCAGCATCTCCCGCCTTTCCGACACCTTCGATGTCGCCCTTGACCTTTTGGATGTCACCGCTGGCTTTATTCAGCGCACTAATTACGATTTTCAGATCAGCCATTGCTATCTCTCAATTCTTCCACCCACTCGATGATGTCCCATATCGCCTTATTTTCCCGTTTCCACTTTGCCGTGCTGCCCGGCTGGTTGCCCTGATTCTGCCAGACCTGATAAGCCCGGTAGACGTTCACGACTTTGCGCATTTTTGACAGCAAGCCAGCCGGTTGTTCCCACACGCCTCCGCTTATCGGAAGCGCCTGGTACTTCTCGCAGTCCAGTGCCAGTATCAACAAGTTAGGCGGTGCTCCATCGCCTAAGGCATAATCGGCAGCCCCGATCAGGATAAAGGGTCAATTGACATTGCCTCCGCAAGCATCTCGTTGATGCAGTCGGAAAGCCAGCGCACCAAGCCGGGTTTGGAAGCGTTCACATCCGCCTCCGTGAGAGCGGGCTCAACCAGGATGCCCAGTCGAGCCGATGCTCTCACGCTTTCCCCCCGCCACACCGAAAGCGGCTCGTTCTCTTTGCCCTTCATCTCACGCATGAAGTCTTCGAGTTCTTTCTGGTTTACATCTACCAGTTCACACTTGCCAAATTTCTTGTGCTCGAATTCCATAAAACTCCTATACCGCTGCCAGAGCAGAGGATGTACTGATCTTCAGCCAGTTGCTCATGGTCGGGTTGTAAACGCCGTCAAATACCAAGTCCACGCTCAACACGCCATTACGACTCTGGAACAGTTCGGGCGCTTGCATGGTATGTCCGGCAAACTGGATATTGACGATTCGTTCTGTTCCAGCCGTTCCGGTCTTGTACTCGATCTCGATCTGTTTTTCCAAGATTGTGTTGGATGCAGCCAGGATCGCGTTCACAAAATCATCGGTGGAAGTGTTGTATTCCAGTGATAAGCGCAATTGCCCAGTCCAAGCGTCATCGGAATAAGCGGTCGGCGTGCATGAGCCTAAATAGGTTCGATATTCGCGGTTGGAATTGATACTCAACTCCCACGCAAACGCGCTCGAAGCCAACACCGAAGTTCCGGGATCTCCCGCGTTCCAAGCTGAAACAGCCACAGCCGACATACAGCCGGTCGGTCGCGTTTCAGTGTCCGAATCGGATAAGGATGTCAGTGTGCCAGCCCCAACCTTCCCGCCTATCAACGAACCGCCCACCTGGATACCGCTGTTGGTCGTGCCGCTCAATGTCAGGCTTGCTATTGAGGCGTCCTGCATCTGGTAGACAGCGCCCGATTGCCCGAATTGCAAGGTCGCAAAGTGTGGGGTCGGCTGTGCTGTGGTCGGCGCGGCATAATCACGCACATAAGGCGCGGCTGTGCCTGTGACAGACGCGTCCGTGCCAAACAGCATTTCCAGAAAATAGTTGATCTCTTCAAAGGTGGTATCAGCACTTTCAAAGGTTGCGCTAGACGCGTAATGGTCAAGCGCTGTTTGATGGGTTACAAGCGTTCCCCGTAATTGGTCAAGCGCCCGTGTTTCAAGTTCCGGCTTCAAACTGAAACTGGAAACGCGAGACAGCTTCTTTGTCGCAGTCCCGTTAGCAGTGCCAAATGCAGACTGCCAACCCAGTTGTAGTACATTTAATTTATCCAGCATTGTCTTTTACCTCTGCCTTTTTCTCTTCGATTTCAATTCCGTAAATCCCGGATTTCAGGATCATTCGTTGCTCTTTCTTCGGGATAGCCGCCCATTCTTCTTCGGTCAAATCCCTTGCGGGTAAGCCGATGAAATAACCGCCCCCGAGAAACAATACTTTGCTCATATTGCCTCCGTGATCATCAACTGGCACCTCACAGCGGCGTAGTACCGCCCACTCCCCAGCGGATATTCAAATTCACCCGGTGTGACGCTCCAGCCGTCCAGCACCATGTCAGTCGCCGGGCATTTATAGCCTTTCATCGCCTCCGCATACTTGCCGCAATAATCAACCAGTTCTCCCGCAAACTCCCTCACGCCAACGCCCTGTTCGCTTGCCTGCCAGAACATCAGATCGTTCACCTGCCATTGCATTGTTGCGCTTGCGCCTATCCCTAAGAATTGACCGTCACGCCCTTCCCCCGGCATTCCACCTAACGGCAATAACAACCGGCAAGGCAAGTGCGCCGTAGTAAGCGATTCCGGCAAGGCTGTCAGGTTGTAGACCTTTGGCGTTTTCCCGCTGGTGGTCGTGACCGTCACTTTTGCCAGATTATCGTAGGCAGTCAGGATGTTGCTCATATCCGCGCCTGATAACGTTTCAGCAGGTTCTTCACGTCCGCCGGTAATGCGCTTGGCATGATGGTCACGCCGTCACCTGTCACCAGCGGTCTGTCAACGTCCCCACTGTTATCCTTTTGCCGATACAAGAAACTCGTCAACCTGATACAGGCATGCACAATGTCATCGGGCGGTGTGGCAGAATAACCCCACGTTCCCGCAACCGTAATAACCGAGTCCTCGTCATCGAATTCCCAGTCGTAGCCGGACTTGAGTTTGATCTGCCATTTCGGCGTGGTATTGCGCGGTAACAGAACGTAGTTTGCGGATGCGATTTCGTCACCGTCCCCATTTGTGAGCTTCGTCACAGTCAGCAGATCGTACGAATCCAGGAGCAGTATCTTGCCTTTGATATTCTCTGCATCAAAGGTGTAAGAGGCGGTTTTTGCGCTGAAATTTCGCCCCGTAGACGCGTCTATGATGCCGCTCGCACTGTCAAGTAACTGCATGAGCAGCACGTCATCCGTGTCGGTGTTAATGCCCATGTAGTCTTTCACTTGTATCAGTTCTGCGTAGCTCATTTCACACTCTGCTTTTCAGCCATCTTGTTTTTGATAGCGTTGGAGGATTTTTTGGTCGGTCTGTTCGTGATCTTCACCGCCGGAGCTTCTTCCGGAAATGAGATAAGTTCTACAAACCCAGCCCGCAATAAGTCGTCCAGTTTCTCATCGGGTACTTTGGCAATCGTGCCCGGCTTGTACGGCTGTTTGTAGTAGAACTGCTGTAATACTTTGACCTCTGCCATGTTTTCGTAACCTGCCAATCTCGGATAGATCGCCCTGCCGTCCGTGCCAATGTGCCCGCATTTCACATCGAACCGGCAGATCTGTTTCAATCCGTATTTTGCGGAATCGTAGGCAATCGCCCAGTCAGGCGGATAACTCTTTTCGGTTGCCCTGAAATTGAATAGTTCCAGCACCTTCCGCCTGAATAACGTGAACCCCATCCCCAGCCCCGTCACGCGTGCCATGCCGTCTCGTTCTGCGGCTGCATAGCGCTTCGGAAGGTGGGTAAACGACCGGCTGAAACTTGGATTCTTTTCGATGTACAGGAACGCGTTTACACAATGCGCCCCGTGCCTGAGCATGTAAAGCCCGTACACAATCGGTGCGTCCACTTCAAGCAGCTTGACCAACCCGTCTTTCGGAACAAGCATGTCGTGCTCGAAAGTGACCAGCGCGTCATAACCTTCGTCCAGCACGCGCCGTTGAATTTGTTGGTATTGATGGAGCGTATTCTTGTGTCGTCCTTCACGCCCGTAAGGATTGTCCAACCCGATCACCCAGTCGGCTTTCCAGCCTTCCGGCACATCCAGGTCGTAGAAGGATTCCACTGATTCAGGGAACGCCTGAATAATCCCGCCTTCCTCGTAGGTTGGCATGAAGATCAACACTCTTTGCTCGCTCATATACGCTCCATCAATGAATCGTTAGTTGTTAGGCAGACGGATGAGTACCGTAGCCGATAGCCTCTGCGTTCAGCACGCCGTAGACCACATCGAACAGGTAAACCAGTTCAATTTGTCCGTAGCGGGCACGGGTGTAAGGATCGCGGATCAACTGCAGTCCGGCACCGTTGCGAACGCCTACCTGCGACCAGTCACCGAAGAACAGCGATTTCTTGCTTGCGGCGATAGTGTCAGCCTTATTGGTGAAGTACACCGGGAAACCGAGAATGCTCTCGCGATAGACACCAGCAGGTGTTTGTGAGTAAGTCAGCGCATCGCCTTTCAGCGCAATAAGTTTGGCGTAGGAAGGACCGCTCATGACCCAGGCAGCCGAACCGCCGTCAAGGTAGCTCACCATGTCGGACTGGAAGACCATATCTTCCATTTCACCCAATGCAACTGCTGTGGCAGAGGCAAAGGTCTTCAAAGCCGTACCGTTAGTTTCAACTTCGGTAATCAGCAGATCATTGTGGGTCTTTGCCATGCCGCGTCCAACCCAGTTTGCCAGGAAGGATTCCAACCGGCTGTCTTCGTCACGAAGCAGTTCGTGTGAAATACGGATGATCTTTGAGTATTTCTTGAGGGTCATCTGCTTGCGCCCGGTTGCCGGAGCGTCATCATCGAATTCCTGCGTTTCAGTCGCAACCACGAATTCGCCGTCGGCTTCGTCATCGTAGGGCACGTTCACGGTTGTACCAACGCCCGGAATCTCGGTCACACCCAAGCGAGACCACAGAGCGCTTTCATCGCGCCGGGTGATCACGTTCTGATAGTGACCGGTTGGCACAAGATATTGCCCGTCTTCTGCTGTGCCGATGTTCATATCGGTGTCGTTGGATGCCTTCAGGCTCTTCATGACGCTGTTTTCTTTGCCGGTGCGGATGTAGTGTAAGAAGCCCTTCATCTCGTCTTTTTCACCAACACTGGAAACAACGGTGAACGATCCTTTGGCTTCCCCACGCTCGCTTCTCAATTCGTCAACAATCGACTTGCGAACCTTTTCCATCTCGGCTTTCAAGTCGATTTTTTCTTCAACAGGCTGTTCCTGAACAACCTCTTTTTCCATGTCTTCCATTTTGATCTCCTCTTGATCTGGTAATAGTGTTTTGATTGTGATTGCTTCCGCTTCGTCCTCAACCGCATCCACCGTCTCTTCGACCTCCGGGATCGCCTCTGTAAAGACTTCTGCTTTCGCTTCGATAACGGCAAACTCATTCGCCGGTTTTCGCCATTCATTCGTGTCAAATAAAGCCAGTTCACCAACCGGCCACACGTCAATAATTCCACCCGCACTTTTTCTCACTAAATGAGATACCGCCCCACTTGACGCTTTCACGCCCTCCACGCCCGCTGCCAATAAGCGCAATGCCAGTTCTTCTTCATCGTCCAAAGCCAGGTCGAACCAGTGCCCGCGTGCGTCTTTGCCAGTGTAGGTCGCTTCACCAATAATCACAGGCGGGGTTTGCTTCTCCTGCGGGTCATCAGGTCCAAAACCGTGATAGTAGGTCACAGGTCGTTTGTCGCCAACGTTCAGCACAATGTCGGTCTGCTCGGTGAAACATTCGCCGTCCATGTCGCGCCCTTTTATCGGACCGCCAAACGGAACGCCCAAAACGCGCCAATCAATCAGGCTGTAATCCACATCTGCTTTCAAGCGTTTTGTTTCAACCGCGTCACGCTCGATGTTTTCATTGCTTGCGATTTTCAACGTCAATTTATCAGACACTTGCCACCTCTTTCTCTAATGCCGTCCGTACCATGTACTGAACTCTCGGAGCGTAAACCGAAGACGCTTGACTTACCGTCAACCAACCGCTCATCGCGTGCTGGTAGGTTTGTTTGCCCTGAACATACGCCGCCACATACGGTAGGTTATTGCCGATCACCGCTTCCCAACCACCGCGCCGCATCTGGACAGTCCACTTCCTGCCCAAGTCACCCGTGCGCCTGTAAGGTACGCCGATATGCTTGCCAAAAAAGCCAGCCCGAGCACGCCTGCTCTTCTCACTGTTTCCGTAAAGTACACGGTTAGGCACTGATTTCAGTTTCGGATACTCTTTCAGCTTACCCTGAACAAACCTTGCGCCTTCTTCGAGTGCTGCCTGAACCCGCGCCATCTTTTCAAGTCTCGTAAGCCCGGCAACCAGTTTTTCGACACCTTCAATGCGGATGGATGCGCCAGCCATTAGACAGCCTCTTTCGGGTACTCGTAAGCAACCTGACACCTGCATCTCGGATGAGCTGGCGGATACATCCCATCTGTTATCATCTGTTTGTGTCTCGGTCCACAAATAGGACAAACGCGCTCATCATTCATCGTGAGCCAGACCGGAACCATCCGCCGCCCTGTGACATCTGCCAACCTGTCAACCGCTGCTTTTTCACCTTCAACCACAGAACGGGTCGTTTCTGTCACGGCTATCATCTCTGCCCTGACAGGAGAATAAAACCGCTCCAATCGTTGCGCTAAATCCGCCCGGCTCCATTGCTCTTCAAAGTAACGAGGCACCAGTTCCCCTACACCTTCGTAGGTGCGCTGAAACATTCTTTCGAGTGTTTTTGCCAGGTTGTTTCGTGCCCAGTTTGCCGCGTCTGTATTGACTAAATCCCAGTCAACGCCAATGCCAATGCCATCTGCCACATCCAGCGCGCTTTGCACAAACGCGCCAACCAGGATGGGTTCGACCTTGTTCTGAATCTGTTTCCAACCGTTGCGCCAATAAGTTGGTGGCACGTTGTTCAATTCGGGCGGATCCCCTAAATACTCCATCAGCTTCTCGAGCTCCGCTTGCATTTCACGCGATAGCGCTCTGCCAACCTGCCGCTCGACCTCAAAGCGATCAATCACGGATACACGCTCCACTCAAAAACTCTTTTGACGTCCTCAACCGTCTTGACGTTTTCTAACGCGCCAGCTATCGCGCCTTGCAAACTCGGTTCAAGTATGCTGCTTTCAAACTCCCGGATAGGCTTGCCTTCTTTGACGCGTTTCTCTGCCATTCGCTGCCACTTGCGGAGTTCTGCCACCTGCTCGTCTTCCGGCTGTGTTTCCGCTTCCTGCTCGCTGAATAAGGCTTCCTGCTCTTCGCTCAACACAAAACCAGCCAGGTCAAGCGCAAGGCGGGTCGGTAAGCCGGATGCCGTCAATTTGTTCAGCACATCGGCTCGCTCGTTCTCGTCTTCCTGGAAGATGTCAAGTTCGTTCAACTTGAATTCAAGTTTTATCTTGTCACGCGCAAATAACTGCTCGTTCAACGCGTCTTCGTAAAGCGTCAACCGCGGCTTGATCGTTTCTTCGTAGAAACTCAATCTGTCTTCCTGTGCGGTTGCGTAGTTTGCCGCTTCACTGTCAAGCATGGTCTGCTTGATGCCGAATGCCATTGCGATGTTCTTTTTGCTTAACTCGGATAAGTCGCTGAATGCCAGGTCTTTCAATAGCGGAGTGAGCGTGGTCGGCTGGATAGAACCCGCTCTCACACCCAACACCCGGAACGCATTGCGAATTGTGGTAGCAGAACGCCTGAACCAGTCCTGAATGCGCTCGATCTCGTTCCGGTCGTTCGTGTCAACACCTAACAGTGTGACCGGCATTGCCCCACCCTCAAAGTACACTTCCGGAAACTTGCTCAAAGCATAGAGCAACTTCGCGTCAATCGTGGAAGCCCTACCAGCACCCACACCCGGCAAAATGTCTTGAGTCGGGTCATATTCGGCAATGTAGAGCATTTCATACTTGCCAGCACGCAGGTCGTTCGTCCATGTCGCCCCACTGCTGTTCTGCTTGAACACCAGCTCGCCGGTATTCATGTATTGCACGTTCATGTCAAACGGATTGCGATACTGGATGTCTTTCCTGATCCCGCTCTTGTTCGCAATGATTTCACCGTACGCTGCCCCTCGCAATAGCAAGCCAGCTTCCCACTGCCAAAGCAGGCGTGACAGCGAAGTCGGGTACTGCCACTCGATCTCACTCTCGCCTTTCACCAGCCGGAATGGAACGGTCGATAAAGCGTCACAGCGCAACTGGATGGCGCGGTACAGGATCGGCACACGCGAATACAACGCCGCGATAGAATCAGGCACGCCGTCACTTGTCAGGAGGTCTACCCAGCCAGGAATGTTTGTTATTGCCTTGTAAGTTTCTGCCATAGATACTCCTGTTAATCCATCCACAAAATAACGCCAGCGCTGTTCAATGAATCCCAGCCGATCGCTAAACTCATAAC